ACTAAATATATAAACTAAATATATAAACTAAATATATAAACTAAATATATAAACTAAATATATAAACTAAATATATAAACTAAATATATAAACTAAATATATAAACTAAAAGAATTAAAAGTATTATTAGGGTAGCACATTTTGTAAAGTTATAAATAATATTCTTTACAATTTAGGTAAATTATGTCCGAATAATATCATATAAATTAAAGCAAACGCACCAATTAAAACACTATTTTTTAATGCTTTACTACTTGATTGCTTTAGTAACAAAATCATAAAAAAATATAATACAATAGTTATAATAATACAATGAAATAAATGGTTAAATACACTTTCCATTCTATAGAACTAATATATAAAAATATAATTTAAAATTTATTTATTTATTTTTTATTTTTTATAAAAGGTGTAAAATGTGTATAGTATTATAAGTTTCCATATGTTCCACTAATTAAATCTAATTTTTCTAATGTATCTTCAAGGCTAGTAGTCTTTAATCCTAACCATAAATATTCTGTTCCAATTGATACTTCATTTTTTTTTAATTGTTTATAAACACTATTGATATTACTTTTAATAGTATTTATTAATCCATGACTAGAATGCTTTATTATTTCACGCTCTAAAATATAATTTTCACATAATAACGCAATAGCAAAATATAACAACGATTTACGTTTTTTATAACATTGTTTACTATAATTAAAACAAAATAAATTTACTAAACTTTTCATTATTTTAGTTGTTAATATATTTCTCTTTGAGGCTTCATATAAAAACAAATCTATTATTATCCATATTATTTCTTTTTTAAACTTAAAATCTACTTTTGCAAATTGTCTAGAACCACATAATAATTTCTCTTTATTTTGCTTACAACAATTCTCATATTCTATTATCCATTCAATCCAATAACACGCATTTATTGGATTTCTACCTTCAATACTTAATGAATATGCTAGTTCATTAATAAATGGAAATAATTCCTTTGGGTCTTCTTCACCAAATATTTCTTCTCCATAATGTGTTGATGGTGCTTTGAATTTATCTCTTATTACAACTATATTTAAATCATCTTTTTTTATTTTAATTGGAGAGAAATTATGCTTACGTTTCGCATCACATAATACGCATATAACTTCACAAAATAATACTCTTATTTTCTGATTATTACGAGCACTAAGTAATATGTCTTTATATCCGTTATTAATTAAATTATTAAAATTATTTAAACGCATCTCTAAATAACTGCCAATCTTAGCATTAGATAAATGAATAGAACCAGCAAAAAAATGTATTAATAAGTCCCATAAGTCATTAAAATGTCCTGCACATATTAATTCAGCACTCCAATAACAAGCAGGTTCTATTTTTGACATTTGAAGGCTATTTAATAATTCTTTTTTAACATCTGATTTTTTAAAATTAGAAAATGTTATTCCTTTAAAATCTATTAAATAACGCTTATCATTTATATCTACTTGTATTTGTTTCTTTAATTTTTCATTATTATTATTATTATTTTTATTATTTTTGTTTAATAAAGTATTTAGATATGTAGCATCATCTAAATTTGAGTTATATACTAATTTTTCAGGATTTTCAGGATATTTTATTTCTGGGATATTTTGGTAGTTCACTAAATTATTAGTAGAACTAAATTTCTCTTGATTATGAGAACTAATTACACTTTTTTCATCTTCTTCATAATCACTATCAGTTGAATAATCTGAGTTTGATGAATTTTCAAAAGATAATTTAGATGTTAATTTTGATGGTGAAGGAGGAGGAGAATAATAACCTTTATTTACATTCATAATAATAAAAATATAATAACAATATAATAACAATATTATTTATTTTTTATAAAAAAAAATAACTAATAATCATATAAATTATTAATTTATGAAATTAATAAAATCAATAACTTCTAATTATAATAAATTATCTAATTATGGAAAAATATTATTATTTATATCATTATTATTAGTCCTAATGACTTTTTTTAAATTTATTAATAATAATTATGGTAAATTTAAAAAAAGTAATGGTTTTAAAGAAGGTATGTACGTTACTAATAAATTTCTCTTTAAACAAGGTAATGATGTATACGATGATTTTTATGCTAATATTTACGACTATTTAGTGTTTAATAATATTAAAAATGACTATGAAATTGGAACAATAATAAATAATACATCACCTAATCAACAAAGTATTATTGCTGATATTGGTTGTGGTACAGGTCATCACGTTGACGCATTATTAGCCAAAAATTTAGATGTTATTGGTATTGATATATCACCATCTATGATTGAAAAAGCTAAACAAAAATTCCCTAATGCTAATTTTGCTGTTGGAGATGCTCTTAATAATCATTTATTTAAAATGAGCTCATTAACTCATATATTATGTCTTTATTTTACTATTTATTATATGCCTAATAAACAACAATTTTTTTATAATTGTTATGATTGGTTAATGCCTGGTGGTTATTTAATAGTACACTTAGTAGATAAACATAATTTTGACCCAATATTACCACCTGGAAATCCACTTTATATTGTATCACCGCAAAAATATGCTAAACAACGAATTACTAATACAAAGATTACATTTAATGATTTTATTTACGAATCTAATTTCAAATTAGAAGATAGTTCTAATGATGCTATTTTTGAAGAAAAATTCAAATTTAATAATGGAAATGAGAGAAAACAAGAACAACGCTTAGTTATGGAAGATATTGATACAATTGTTAATTATGCACAAGAATGTGGATTTTTAACACACGCTAAAATTTCTATGGTTAAATGTGCTTATGAATATCAATATTTATATGTATTTGTTAAACCATAAGACTAATAAAAATTAAAAAAGAATGTAGTCTTATAGTTAAATATTTGACGATGTAATTGAATTTTTTAATATACTCAATTTTTCAATTGTAAGTGACTTTAAAAAATAATTAAAAATTATAATTAATAAAAAACCAATTAGTAGAGAAATTAATAAATTTTGCTCTTCCATAATTATTATACTTAATATTATAATATTTATGGCTATTATTTTTTTTATAATAATTACATTATTGCTTTTTATTTACTGCTATTTTAAATATCGTTATGGTTTTTGGATAGAACAACCTGTCTTTCATATTTATAATTTAGGTTATTATATAGCACCATGTGGTATTATTGATAGTAAATTACCTTCTAAAAATAAATTTGTTAACTTAAATAATATAAAAACTTCATTAATCTCTCAATTAGATGACTTTAATAGCCAACAAATAATTAATTTTATTAATAATAACTATTTAACTAATGGTGGAAATAGATTTATTATTAATCGTAATAATGCTAATAATTTTAATGCTTATTTTACTGGTCTTAATGGTAAGTGTTTTATTTCACAATTAACAAAGGACGATAATTTAGTATCTAATAAAAATGGTATTATTAATATTATACCACACCAAAAATTAATTGGATTAATGACGTCACGACCTATTAATATTATAATAAATCAATTAAAGCGTCAAAAGAATTTGAATGCATCATTTGGGGACGCCACACCAGGAACTAATGGTTACCCTAATTTTCTAGCATATTATGTTGATTATTTATGTGTTGATTTAAACGAACGAAAAAAAGGATATGCACCACAATTAATACAAACACATCACTATAATCAACGGAGAGAAGCACCACATATTTATGTATCATTATTTAAGCGCGAAGATGAACTTACTGGTATTGTTCCATTATGTGTTTATAAGACTTATGGTTTTAATGTAACTAATTGGAATAAACCGCAATCACTACCTAAACCTTTTAAATTAGTTGAAATAAATACACAAAATCTTACTTATTTAATGGATTTTATTAATAAATTATTAGAAGGTCGTGAAAATAGTATATTTATTTATTCTTCATTAGCTAACTTAAATGAATTAATCAAAACTAAAAATATTTTTGTTACTATGGTTGTTAATGGAGAGAAAATTTGTGGTGCTTATTTTTTTAAAAAATCTTGTGTTGAAATTGAGACTGATTTAGAAGTACTTACTTGTTATTGTTCTTTTTATGATGAAATGACAAGTTCAACATTAACAACATCAATATCAGGATTTTCAAAAGACCTTTTTATTCTTGGTTTTAAAAATAGTTTTTGGAATTGTGCATATGAAAATTATTTCGGTTTTTGTGCTATTGAAGAATTATCATATAATAATATTATAATTAATAATATTATACAAAAAACTAAACCACTTATTATTAGTCCTACTGCTTATTATTTTTATAATTTTGCTTATAATACTTTTCCTAGTGAAAATGTATTTATATTATAATTTGAGCAACCGATGTCTCACATAAGACCCACTCATTAGTTATCTTCTTCATCACTTGAACTATCATTTACAGCAATTATTTTATTCTTATAAATATGTAACTTTGTTGTATCTATTGTATCACTAGAAGTATTATTTTCATTATCTTTTTCATCTTTTTCATCATAATCTTCTTTTGAATTATCTAATGATTGACGTCTTTTTTGTTCGCTTTCTTCACAATAACGTCCTAATTCAATACAACGTTTGCGTTGTTCTTTATTTAATGTTCTATGTGTTCTAATTAATTTATTCGTTAAATTTAAATTCTTTACATCATTTTTTAACTCTTGTTGTGGTATAAATACTTGCGGACCTTGCTCTAATAAAAATATTTGATTTTTCTTATTATAAAATAATATTGGATTTTCTTCCTCATCTAACTCTATTATTCCACAAGTGCAATAATCTATATGCTCTACTTCTTCACCTTTTTTACATCTAATATCAATTACATCTACATCATTGATATATTCTTCAAAAAAATCCTGAGCTTGTTCTCTATTATCAAATAAAAATATTTTAGGTGGATTTATAGTTATTGATGTTAAACGAATACGAGCTGCTTCATCTTCATAATAATGGTAGTCATAACAACCTTCATGTTTATTATGAACTATTATATATTTAATCATATTTTTAATTAATTAAATTAAATAACCTAATTAATTAAATTATTTAATATTTAAATCATTTTATTTGTTAATATTTATTTTTGTGATTTTGATTTTGATTTTGATTTTGATTTTGAACCACCTGTTAAAGCTTCATTTGCACGACCAGTAATTGTATTTACAATTGTTGAACCACCAAAATATAGTGTAAGTAATACTACTACTATAATTATTAATATTATTAATAAAATTCCCATATATTATATTATAATATTTTATAAAAAATAATTTTTATATTTTTTATATTTTTTATATTTTTTATATTTTTTCACTTTTTATCAAGTTAAAAAGAACGATGCCAAAAAGTTATAGATTAACGTTTATAACTTTTACCTTTCACAAATGAATCAACTACAAATATTATAAAAATTCCTAAAAATGAATATAATATTACTTCTTCTGTTATATTATTAAGTTTTTCATCTTTTTGTTCTTCTAATAATGATATCATATAATTTAATTTCTTTAACAAAGTTTCATTTGTAATTGAATAATTTGTTTCAATATTTATTTGACTATTAGTATTTGAAGGATTTACATAATTATAATAAGTTCTATTATTTGGATTTAATGAATTTGATGGATTTGATGGATTTGATGGATTTGCTAATGGATTGGCAAAAACTTTTTTATAATATTCATTATTTGTTCTATCATTTCCATAATTTGAATAATTATTTAAATCTAAATTATCAGTATTTTCATAATTTGGTAATGGTGCTCTACCTAATGTAAAATCATATATATTTTGATTTTGATTTTGATTTTGATTTTGATTTTGATTTTGACTTTGATTTTGATTTAAAGAACCTAATGATTTAAAATTTTCTTTAGATATTGTTTTCTCTACACCAGCAGATTTTGGATTTGGTAAAAGTTGTTCTTGATTTTTTAAATTTTTTTTTATTTGCTGTGAAGAAGTACTAAAATTATCTTCATCATCACTATCATCTTCTGTTTTACTATGTAATTCACTAATTATAGCAGATACTTTTGAATTATCAAAACCTTCAATTTTAGGATATTTTTTTAATGTGCGCTTATATTTTTTTTGATTAATTAAATTATCATAATTATTTGTGTAGTTATTAACATCATTATTATTATTAATTAATGTAATGTTTGATATTGAATCAAATGGAGAAGCCATTAATGCTAAAGACATCTATTATTAAAAATTTAGATTATATTTTTTTTTTTGAAACCTTTATTTTAGTAATTACTAAATTTATAACTTTTTATAATAGTTTATCTATTTGTTTATCTAATAATATCATTATAAAAGTTAAATAATTTATATAATAATCTATTTTTTTTATAATGCTATTATTATAATATAAATAATATATATGACATTTAAATTAATAAAGAAAAATTTTGTTGGTTATAGTTTAGCTTTTTTATTAATATTAGCATTTAATGAAAGCCAAATGTTTAATTTTTTATTAAATGATAATATTGGTAAATTACTATTTTTAGGTGTTTTATTATATTCATCTTATATACATAAATTTTTAGGTTATCTAATTTTAATAGCTCTTATATTAGCATTTAATAAAAATGAGTTGAATGTTGTTAGTTATAATTCACTTATAGATAGTAAATTTAAATCTATGAATGCTTTAACTGAAGGTTTTAAGAGTTCTAATAGTTTGGATATTTTAAATAATTTTAATATGACTTTTTCACCTACAAATTTATTTGGTGTAACTCCTGAGGGTTTTAATAATAATAAGGTTTCTAAGTCATCTAAACAATCATTACAAGATAGGATTTTATTATCTTCAAGCGAAGCGAGTACAATTTCATCAGCAGATGAAGTTAATACTTCAACAGCAATTGAAGGATTTTGTTTTTCTGATAAAGAAATAAATATTTTAAAAGGTAAATCTTCTAAATCAATTCCTAATTTTAGTGATTTTAATAATAATGAAAATATTATTCTTCCATCATTTAATAGTGATTTGATTAGTAGTTATTCATTTTTTTAGACTAATAAATATTTTATTATAGTAACTAATATTTTTATAAATATAATTATATTACATTATTTTATTATTATGTTAATATAATTATATTTTTTTAATTATGAAAAAAAAATTTTATTTATTCAAAAATATATTTTTAGTATTTATTATTTTTATATTTTGTTTTATAATATTTTATTTTTATAATATTAATTCGAGTAAAAATAAAAATATATGTTTAAAACCGAAAAATAAAAATATAAATAATAATTATTATGAAAATGATGAAAATGATGAAAATGATGATACTAATAATGAATTAGATGAAATAAATGATATTAATAATATAAATAATAATGAATTAGATGAAATAAATTATAATTATATTACTAATAATGAATTAGATGAAATAAATGAAATTGATATTAATAATACTAATGAAGGATTTACACCTAAGATTAAACAATTTTATAGACCATTAATTCGAGATTATTTTGGTGGATTTTTAAATTATATAAAAACTAAAAAAAATAAATTTACTAATTATTTTAGAAAAAACTTTTAACTTATTGTAATATAGTAATATAATAATATAATAATATGAATAATTTAGTAACTCCTAATCAAAAACAAAATATAAGTATAAATACAAATAATACAAATAATACAAATAATACAAATAATACGAATAGTAATAATAATAAAATAGGTGGTCTTAAATTAAAATCAAATAAAAATGCGTTATTTACTCCATTAATGAATTCTTTACATTATATTAATCATCATGTTATGTATCTTAATAATAGTAAGTTTTTTGCTGGTATAATAATGATATTACTTAATATTGGTTCCAAGTTTATTACTATTCAATTTAGTAAATCTACAGAAGAATATATGAAATATACAGTTAGTAAACAATTATTAATATTTGCTATGGCTTGGATGGGTACACGTGATATTTATACAGCTTTAGCTATGACTGCTATTTTTACTATTTTATCAGAACATTTATTTAATGAAGAAAGTCGTTTATGTATTGTACCTAACCAATATCGTGTATTAAATAAAATTAGTAATTTAATTAATACAAATGATGATAATATAGTAAGTGATAGCGAAATAGCTGAAGCAATAGCAGTTTTAGAAAAAGCTAAAAAAGATAAACAAAGAAAAGCTCAACGTGAATATTTAAAAGAATTTGATTTACAGAGAATTTAGAGCAAAATATATTTTTATTTAGAGCAACGTTTTTTTATGTTGATTTTATATACATTTTATAATATTTATAATTCTTGTAAATTTTTTTAATTACCTATTTTTTTAATTTTCTTATATTCTTTTTTTTATATTTTTTTTTCTTCTTCGTTAGAATATATAATAAAATTATCAAAATAATTCTCATTTTTTTCACCTGTTAATTTTGAATAAGAACTCTTAATTTTTCTCTTAGCAATTTGACAATCAAACTCTTTTTGTTGTTCTGGTGATAATTTATTTCCAGGATATAAGTCAATACCTACAAATAAATTAATATTTTCTGGTATTAAATAATCATCAATAATTATTGGTTTTAATTTAATAATATTTTGATTTTTACTAATTGTTGTCATAATTTATTTTAATTAATTAAAATAAAATAAATTATTATCCCAATTCAAATTTATCATTATTAATTATTTGAAATTCTTGTTCTTTTTTACTAGCATCATCTTGTTCACTTGCTTCACTTTTTCTAATTTCTGCATTTTCTCCATTATAGTTATTAGTAGTAATTGATATACTTGCTAATTCTTTTATTTTATTTTGTAATTGTTGATTTACATTAACTAATTTTTGATTTACATTAACTAATTCTTTATTTTTACTTTCAATATTTTTGTTTAATTCTTCTAATTCTTTTTTTTGTAAATTTAATTTCTCTTCAAATGAATTAATTTTTGATTCATTAGGTAATGCGTTATTAATATTTTCTATTAAATCATTAATCAATTCTTCATTTTGGTCTAAAATATCAAAATCTCCTAATATATAATCCTTTGATTTAATTTTTAATTGCTGATATTTAGGAAACACAATAGAAAATGTTGTTTTAATATTTTTTAAAATAAATTCAGTTGTTAATTGTTCCTTTTGTTTAGCTTCATAACTAGAAGCAATATTTTTATCTCTCATTAAATAGGCAAATAACTGACTAAATAATTTTTCATTAATAAAAGCTTTTTTAATTGTATCATCACTAAATTTCTTTTTTAATTTAGTAAATAAATATTCATTTAAATCTAAAAATGGTATAAATAATAAAGCATCTGTATTTTCTCTTAAATTAGACCTTGTATTAATATATCTAGATGGTCTATATGGGTCATAATAATATGGATTTTTATATGGATTATTATTTAAATAATCTTCTTCAACTTCATTTTGCTCTATTTTATTATTTGATAACATAGATGTTTTAAATTCAATAATTGGTGTATCAAATAATTCTGTTTGAAATTGGATTTTTAATTTAAGTAATAATGGTTGTTTTTGTCGTGTAGTCATTTATAATATTTATATTTATTGGCTATATTATTACTAAAATAATTAAATTTAAAAATTGAAATTAATAATATAAAATAAAATAATAATAAAATGAATTTAAAGTAATATAATTAAATGCATTTATTATATAAATTAGATAACTTAGTAGAAGGAATAATAATAAAACGACCTTCAAAATATATAAAAACTCCATATGTCGCAGATGTAAAATTATTAGATGACAATTTTCTAATAGAAAATGAAGATATAAATAAAGAGATAAATGAAGAAAAAATAGAAACTATAAATGAAGAAAAAACTAAAGAACAAAATATAATTTTAGGTCATAGCGCATCATTAGGTTGTTGTGGTCTTGCTGATGTTGGTTCACATATTTTATTAGGAAAAAAACAAATAAAAGAAAAATCAAAATCAAAATTACAATGTAGTCATGTTATATATTTAGGAATAGTTGAAGAGAAAAATAATCGTCAATTAATAGGAATTTATCCAAAATTAGCCGAAATTTTGACTGAAAACGCATTAAAAAAAAATCTAATTAAATCATTACAAAACATAAAATCATATAGACGTGAAACCAAGATATTTGTACCAAATAAAATAGACTCACGTTTTGATTTTAGTGGAATTGATGAAAATGATATACCATTTATAATGGAAGTAAAAAATGTACCATTAGCAAATTATGAAGATATGCTACCAAAAGACCTTAAAAAAATGAATTTTTCACAGCGTGAATTTAATTCAAAAATTGCTTATTTTCCTGATGGTTATCGTAAAAAAAAACAAGATGTAGTTAGTGTACGAGCATTAAAGCATATTCGTGAATTAACATTAATTAAACAAGAGTCAATAACACGTACAATTATGTGTTATGTTATACAGCGTGATGATATAGATAGATTTACAATTTCAATAATTGATCCAGAATATAGAGAAGCCGTTAAATATTCAATAACACAAGGTGTAGAAATAATATTATTAGTAGTAAAATGGAAAGAAAATGGTGAAGCTTATTTACTAGAAAAAGACTTACAATTAATATTATAATAATAAAAAGACAAAAAGACAAAAATGATAATTATTTTTTCTTTTTACAGTGACAATTTATTTATTATAAAATAATATTTTGTTATGTATTTCAATAACAAAATATTATTCTAACATAAACCCAAGCATAAACCCAAGCATAAACCCAAGCATAAACCCAAGCATAAACCCAAGCATAATTTATCTGTCATATTAGCCGTCATATTTGCCGTCATATTATCCGTCATATTAGCCGTGATATTTGCCGTCATATTAACCGTCATATTAGCCGTGATATTTGCCGTCATATTATCCGTCATATTAGCCGTCATATTTGCCGTCATATTAGCCGTCATATTAGCCATCATATTAACCGTCATATTAGCCGTCATATTAGCCGTTATATTAGCCGTCATATTATCCGTCATATTATCCGTCATATTAGCCGTGATATTTGCCGTCATAATTGCCGTCATATTTGCCGTCATATTAGACGTTTAATTATGTCGTCAAATTATACTGATATTATTGAATATATAAAAATAAACAATAAACAATTATAATTTTTTTTTATTTTTTTCTTTTTTATTATGAAATACAATAAGGATTTTGTTTTTATTTTAGTTTTAAATAAAACCATAAAAAACCACAAAATTATTAGAAGGGTTTTTTCAAAGTAAAAGTTTTTTTGATTTTCCAAAAATGGACAAAAAAAATGTCCAAAATTCAAAAATGCAAAAAAAATGTTGCAAAAACCGTGATTTGTGACTGAATTGAAATTTTATGGTCTGGTTGATTAAAAGAAAAATTTAAAGTTGTGACGATAAAATTTTTTTATTTTTATTGGAAATTTTTATATATGGTAACTTTATGATAACTAATGATAACAAATTTGACAAGAAAAAACAAGAGTTTTTTTTCTGTAAATTTTGTGACTTTAAATGCTGTTATATTAGTGAATGGAATAGACATTTAACTACTAGGAAACATAAAAATGATAACAAAATGGTAACAAATGGTAACTTTTTGACAAGAAAAAATTTAGAGAATTTTGACTGCGTTTGTGGTAATAACTATAAATATAAATCTGGATTGTCTCGTCACAAAAAGACTTGTCAAGTTTTTTTTGATTATGAAAATAATAAAAAAAGTGAAAATAATATATTATTTAATAAAAATATATACCTAAAACAATGTGAAAATCATAATTTTATTAATAAAAATAATTTATCAAATAATTTATCAAATAATTTATCAAATAATTTATCAAATAATTTATCAAATAATTTATCAAATAATTTATCAAATAAT